TGCTCTAACATAGTATCTTTGATTTTGTTTTGTATTGATTCTGGTATTATATTATCAAAAACTAAAACTTCTTTTATCATATCACCTCTACAACAACTGACATAGCGCCTATTGCAACATACTTATATTTCACATTATATTTAGAACAGTGTTCTTGCCACGCCTTATATTGACCTTGACGCCAACCATAATAACTATGGTAGTCATCAAATATTAATATTGTTCCTTGTTCTATTTTAACTTCTAAATTATCTAAAACTTCTTTTGTGCTTTCGTATGTATCGCAATCTATGTTAGCAAACGCAAGTGGTTTGCCTTCAGTTCTTGTAAAGTATGGTATAGTTTCTTTGAACCAACCATTGTAAATTGTTATGTTAGGTTTTATTAAACCTCTTGGTGCTTCACCACCTAAATCAAAGTGACCTTTACTAAAGTAGCCACCTTTCCAGTCTTCTTGTAATCCTTTGAAACTATCAAATGCGTGCCACATCACGTTCTTACTTGATGATAATATCTTTAATGAGTCGCCTTTATAAACGCCAAACTCACAGTGAAGACCATCTATCTTAATCTTGTCTAATGCTATCTGTAATATATGTCCTGGCTCATCTAAATCTGAAATAATTAAATCTTTATGCTTAGAAAAATATTCATACGACTCTTTTGTTGCACTATCTAAAAAGTATTCGTATATTCTTTTTACTAATCTATATTTGTTTAGTTTGCCTTCGCCTACTACTATCATAATTAATTTCTATTCAACCTATGATTATACCATACTAGTATAACATATCTCTTGCCTTTTGTCAACTCTGAAACTTCGTGTGGTAATGATGCGTTAAAGTGTATTAATTGTCCTGTTTCTGGTTCTACCTCTTTATAATTTACACTAGTTCTACCACCCTCAAACGAATCATTAAGGTTTATTATGCAAGTCGTATCATAAAAAGGTGTATCAACGTGAGTATCGTGTTCTTCACCAACTTCCCAATCAACGATTTCTAGGTTTCTTAAAAATGAGCCTTCTTCTAATTTATCTTTGAAGTAGTCATTTAGTTTATCTCTTAACCAGTTTATAATTACATCATCTTGTATATCGTTACATCTTAATACGTGACGCTTTCTAAACTTAAATGTTTTAGACCTTAACTGTTCAAACTTATCAATAATTTGCTTACAAGTCTTTTCATCTAAAAAATTCTTTTCGTAATTTATCATATAAACTTATCTATTATAACTCTAGGTATTTTCTTTGTGCCTTCAGTAAATGTAATTAAAGGTATAAACATTTTCTCTTTATTATTGTTAGGCACATACTTTACATTTTCGGGTATACTTATATTCATACTTTTACACGACCAGTTAACACACGTAGGTGTGGGCCAATAAACAAACTCGTTGTCTAGGTAAAATACAAATCTAGCATTTTTATTTACGTGACTTTCTAATATATCATAAAAGAAATCAAAGACTCTTGTCTCTATATTTTCTTTATGTTTAATATTAGGTGCATCATCAAAGAAGATACAATCAAACTTACCTTGTTCTTTTAGTTTTGTTTGCCAAGTGCCTTCAACAATATCTACTTTGTGTGGTTGTTTTACTGCCCACTTGTATGCTTCTTTTAAAACTTCTTGGTCGTCTTCTATGATAGTATGTGATTTTATATTGTATGATTGTATGGCTGTAGCAGAATAACCCATGCCAAAACCTATTTCTAAAACATCACCTGTGGGATTTAACTCTTTGACTAGAGCCTGCATATAATCTTTTTCCCACTCCATCATAACTTGATAGTCGTTGTTACTGTCTATCAATATTTTTTTGTTATGTTGGTCTCTACTATAATATAAATCAATCTTGCTCACGACTTGCTCTTAATATAACTCTTCTACCTGTAGGCTTCTGCAATAGTTTAGGTGCATCAGGATCAGGTTCCCACTCAAATCTGTACTTTTCGTTTTTAGGTATCCAACTCTTTGTTGGTGTTTCGTAATCGTCTTCTCTCATTTGATTCCAAATAATATCAAACATAGTTTCAGGATCAACATCTTTAGGTGCAAAAGGTTTCTTTGCAACATTACGTAGGCCTTGTAATAGTTTTTCTTTATTATATTCTATTACTCTTTGAAAGTCCCAATATTCTTTCTGTTGTTTATATTCTGGTTTTGAAATCATTTGTGAAATGGGCATTTTTTCATTTCTCTTTGTCGTTCTCTATATGCCCCTCTAAACTTTCCTCTTATTCGTGTATTAAATATATTTTCTAACTTCTTTGACTCTTCATTGAAATTAGTTATCTTTATATTATATTTAGTCCTTTTGAATGGTATATAGACGGCTAGAGGTGTGCCTCTTTGTATCAGGTGCCTACCAGCCTTTTTAAATATTAGTTGTTGGTTGATTTGATGATGTGTATCTGTCCATACAACGCCAGGTAGAGTTTCAAATATAGGATTGAAATCATATGTTAAAGGTAATTGCATTACTGAATAACCTGGGTCTGTTTTAATACGCCAAGGGCAATCAGGTTTTAAAACAAGTTTTACTTTTGCATGATCAGGTAACCATTTATTATATTGTTCATGGTCGTGGTGTTCAAAGGTAAATCTTTCATCTGGTGTACGCCAGTTATAATTACCATCTTCTTCTACGTTTATGTACAAGTCACACCATAGTCTTATTACGTAACCCTCTTGCCATAAGTCAGGTAACGCAGGACAGTTTCTTACTGTGCCTTTATAATCTATCTCATTAAATTTTAAATTTTTAGGTATCTTCTTCCACCAATCAGGCATAAACTTTGATGCCTTTACAGGTGGCATTACTTCTTCTAAACCATCTGCAACAGTATAGAAGTGTATTGTAGGTTTCTTTTTAAATAGGGAGAACACTTGGTCTTGCCTCTCTAAAATAATCTAGTTTCTCTTTTGAAAAACACCATACGTTTTCTATAAACGTTCTATTCATAAACTCTTGCTTTGCCTCTTCACTTTCAAATAGTTTATCTGATTTAGGTCTTTGCATTATTCTCATACCTATTTGACCTACAAAATGTTCTTTTAAACTATCAACTAATTCATCACACGATTTAAATCTTTTATTTTTAACTTTGGGATCCATAATATTAATAAACATATGACCTCTACTTGATAAAGATTTAAAACTATTTAGCGAAACAGGTAGATAGAAGTCATCACGCCATTTATTGTATTCGTTAAACTTATGCCATGATTGATCTTCTTCGTGTTCACCACCTTTATTATATTCTTCAGTAGAGAAGTATGGTGGACTTGTAAAGGCACAATCAATATCTTTTATATCTTCCCAAGGTAAATCTTCAGCACCACATCTGTATATCTTTACAAACTTACGACCTGACATTGTAAAGTAGTTTCTACCTTTTTCATCAACTCGTTCATCTACATCAGCACCATTACCTAATAACTCTTCGTAATATACACATTGTTCCATGTATTGATAGTATGTGTTAGGATTAGGATCGCAACCATAGTATTGTGTTGCATTACTGGCATAGAAACCTGCAAGTCTATCACCCCAGCCACAAGATGTATCTAATACTCTGCCTGCTCTTGTCATATCGTAAATAGTTTTTGCGACATTAGGTTTAAATTGTGTTGCAATATATGTGCCTAATCTAAATGCACTTAAATAACTTGCCTCTGATAAACTACCACCTCTTAACTCTGCCTTACCTGCAACGTTAACAGTTTTCATACCATTGATACCTCGCCATATAGGACCTAGACAACGCCATATATCTTTTGCATTGCCGTTTTGCCATACATCTAAAGGTGCTTTAAAACTATAACTAGAACAATTTAATCTTGTTGATTGATGAAAGTAATTAGAAATATTATTAAATGTAGATGGTGCGTCTATGATACCTAGACCATATTCTTTGTAATTGTATTTGTAATCGTCATATTTTTCCATGACATTACCTACATCTACTTTTAAATATTTTGCTGTATCAAACGTTTGTAAATCTTTGAAGTCATTTCTTACTTCATCTTTTGTAATCTGTTTTAAAGGAAAGACAGGTCTTTCTTTTTCAATATATGCAGCTAGGTCTTCTCTAAACTTTTCTTTACCTATTTCATTTGTATAACGTTCAAACGTTATCTGATCCATGATAGGTAGTTTATTTTCAT